TCGTACCACTTAGTCCTGTACCGATAGTCAAGGCATTAACTACACTTCCGGCTGATCCAGTAGTGTTCTGGTTCAGCGTTGGAAAGTCTGCGGCAACCGCAACAGTAAGCGCACCTGTACCCGTTGTGGTTTTGACAATGCCTGTACCGAGGGCAGAGGTTCCCGCAGACACTGCCTGCCAGGAAGCGGTCGTACCATTAGAAGTTAGTACTTGCCCATTAAGACCGATAGCCAGCCGAGTGGCGCTATTGACCCCATTGCCAAGAATCAAATCCCCTACAGAAGTTATAGGGGAGAGCGCATTGAAAGCTCCATAACCAGTAACTGTATTAAGTTTTGCTAGAACGTCGGCTGCGGTATATGTGCTTGCAAGTAAGGCTGTTTGAAGTCCATTACTTAAATTGGTAAAGTTGGCATCAACTTCAGAGTTTAAGAGAGGACTTCCTTTAGAAGCTCTTAAAACCAGAGTTGGTGTACCTACTGTATATGTAGTCATTTGTTACCCTTTAGTGTTCAAAAGTTGATAAATCAACGATTTTAATTCTTGAAGATCGTTCTTCATACTAATTATGTCTTCAGTATTTTGAGAAATAAGTTGCAGTTGGGCTTCTTTTTTCTCAGTCATTTCTCTTTGTTTTAAATAATTCTCGTATTCGGCATTATTTATATTTAGGATGGCGTTGGTAGCAGTATCCCTTACCAAGCCATCGTGCCCCTGAACTTTCAAATATCTAGGTGTATTATGCACAACCAATAAACCTAAAATCAGAAACTGTTGGTACTTGAGAACTACTTGTAGACTGAAGAACCAATTTAAACATAACAGTATCGTATCCAGAAACTCCTGAAACGCTGTAAGATATATCTTTCATAGTAGGATCCCCAACTTGGAAAGTAGGGATAGAAGCGTCTGGATTCATTAATACATAATCCTGAGCTGCCAATTGACTGCTATCACCTAAACAAGTTTTATAGTAAACAAGAATATTTGCTGCAGGAGGAATATTGGCAGAGAATATTGTTTTAATGTAAGTAGATAACGCTGCCAATTTAATTGGTTTAGTCACATATTTACTTATATTGCTGCTGCCAGAAGGTCCAGTTTCATCAACAAATAGTTGTTTTAAAGTAACAGTAGCTGGAGAAGTCGATTCAGTAGTAAAAGATCCGTTAACAGTTAAAGTTCCAGTTCCACTAGATCCAGAAGTAAATATTCCTGGATTTGTGTCGCTGTAGCCAGTTACCATAACAGTAATATCATTTCCTGCATTTGTTGCATTTGTGATGGTTATATAGCTACCAGGAGTAACTGTTGCCATTGCCGCACGAACAGAATAATTTGTAGATGTAATTGTTGAACCAGTTAAAGTAAATGCACCAGTAGAATTAGAAAATACTACAATATTATCTAAAACTGCAACATCTGTATTTCCAACAGTTGGTTGGTTAACACTATTAGATATACAAATTAAACTTGCTCTAGTAGTATCGATAACTGGAGAAACCGCATCATTAGTTGTTGACATACCAACAGAGAATGTTAACGATTTATTTCCTGACAAGAATGTTGTTTCGTTTACTTTAGAAGCAATCATTTGTGGAGCATAGTAAACATTATTTGATCCATTTAATGCTGGAGCAAAAGTGCTACTTGTAATATATGGTGTTTCAGAACCATTTACAGATTTACCAGTTGTAGTCTTAACACTAAAGTTAGTTGTACAATCTGGGAAAGATTGAATCTGAACTGATGGATTAATTACATCAAACTGTACGTTCTTTGTGGCTCTCCAATTATTTCCACCTTGATATCCAGCAACAGTTGCATTAGTAGAAACTGTAATTACATAAGAGTCGTGTAGAACATTGGAGATGGTATGTGTTCCAACAATTTGAGATGCTGGGATACCATTAATTGGATTAATATATTGAACTTGATAACCAGTCAATGCTTCAGTTGCATTTGCTGTTAGAGTCAGAGAAGTATTGCTTGCGATAGAAGCAACAACACCAATTAAATTCATATTATTATCATATAATGCTGAACCAACCGCTAATTGAGTTGTAAACGAAGTACCAGTTCCTGTAACAGTAGTTGATGTTGCAGAAGTAGTAATAGTTCCAGTAATATCTTGATCCAATAAAGAAGCATCAATATTTACTGTTGAACCAACTGGCATACAATGGTTATAATGCCAAACACGAACAAGATTAGTTCCTACGTTTGTTTGGAATGGATTTGTTTCTAATACATCCATTTGTAACTGGTTGTTTGTAAGCTCTACATTACCAATAACACCAGTATTAAATACTGCGCGATTAATTGTGAATTTAATATCGCGATTTTGATCAGGTGTCCAAGTTGAAGCGTTTTGAGACAAGAACATTACACCAGCATATGGTTGTTCAGTAATATATGTATCAGTTCCTGGGATTAAATCTCCCATGTTAGATACCCATACTTGATAATTGTTTGAATCTGATTTAAGAACAAAACAATATTCAGTTTGATCTTGTACGTAGACAGGAGTCTCAAAAGTAAATCTTGTTGCTGTATCAAAAGTTGGCCATGAAGATCCATCTTTAATAATAACATCATTTGATGAAATATTAACTTGATCTGGATTTAATGTAACTTCTGAGAATGGAAGAATCAATGGTCCAGGATTTCCGTTAACCATGTTACGGATTTGTAATGTAACTGGAATATTTGCATCCTTAGAAGCAAAATAAACATCAATAGAAGTTAAGAAAGCGCCACCTGGAGAAGAAACATAGAATGATTCTGCCAATGGATCATACCAACCAGTATCAGAAACTACACTAGAAGAATCAGCGTAAATTGTTCTATTAGCAGTAACCTGTTCTTGAACAATATTAGCATTTTGTACTGCATTAACAGTTGTCTGTTGGGTATTTAATGTACCTTGAGCAGTATATGGTGTAGACGCTTTAGTTGTTGACTGACCAGTAAATGTAGAAACATCTTGTAAAGTGAATGTCTTAGTTCCAGTTCTGAAACTCAATGAATCATTATTTGGAATATTAAACAAGAAGTTCAATTGACCAAGTTTATTTGTAATTAAATTTGTATTACTTGGAACAGTAACGGATACCACAGCACCAACAGCATTAGAAATAGAACCAGTAATTGTTTCATTTGTTTGGAATGTTCCAATTACATTAGCAAGTTCCATATGCAATGCATTTGTGGTATAATCTGTATATTTGTTTATGACTACTGCAGTTGATCCAGAAGTAGTTCCTTTGACAACGTCACCAACATTTAGACAAACAGCAGGGTCGCCAGCAATTTGACGAGCAGCAACAGAACCATTAGCTCCAGCATTAGTAGAATCATCAAATGAACCAGAAGCCAAAGTGTAAATCATATTTGTTGATGGGGTGCAATATGAACCTACTGGTACACCATCAAAGAATGGGTAAATCTGAGTTAATGGTTTTAGACCAGTTACTTGAACAAGAATATTTCTTGAACGCATAAATGGAATAACAGCAGTAGAAACTACATTTGTTCCAACAGTTTGATAATCTGTTGTGCTTTGGATAGAGGTAGTAATACCATTATTGGTTTGGCCAATTGGTGTTGCACTACTTTGAACAACAACAGTACGATAACCCCACCCACCATTTAATGTAGTATTATTAACACCAGCAATTGCATTAATTTGAGCAGTTGTTACGTTTGAAATTTGACCAGTCAACCAGCTTCGTGTTCCAACTTGAGCAGATCCAACTAGGGTTTGAGTACCAGTAACTACAGGAGTTCCAGTCCACTGAGTTTGCCAACCATTCCAAACAGTACCAAGAATACCAGCTTGTTGTGCAATTGCTAAAATGGTATTGTAATTACCCATAACATTATTAACAATGTCTGGAAGTTGATTAACTTCAAACCAGTCATCGCTACTTGGGTTTAAATTAATAGAACCCAAGAAAGTATAAATCGCAAAAGGATTAATATTTTCTAATTCAGAAGCAACACCTTGAGTTATAAATGGTGTTGTTGTATATGGTAATGTAACAATATCACCAGTAATTTGGTAGTTTGACGCTGCACGTTGTGAATTATTTGAATTTAATTCAATTAAAGGTACATTAGAAGCAGTATAGAATGGACGTAAAACTCCATTAGAACTGTCAATAGAACAGAAATAGTCAGGATTTGTTGGATCTCCAAGACTATTTTGACCACTAAAATTATCAACAGCAAATCCATTTTTGAATCTGTTTAAACCAGTGCTATCAGTAATTTGAGTTGACTGCGTAGTTTGTTCTAACATCGACAGTGATGTATAATACTCAAGATTTGAAATACGAGTATCTAGACCACCAATGTCTTGCATAGTGTAGCGTCTATTAGAAACAACAGTTGGTAACACACTAGTAGCATTTGTGCTGAATACATATGGCTCCAATGCTAGTGTGTAAAGAGTCATTGCTCCAGTAGGATCAGAAGGAACTCCAGGTGTTAAAGAAGGCACACCTTGAATATCACTAAAGTTTCCGTACTGATCAATAACAATCTTGTCAGTTCTTGGAAGGTAATAGCTGTAATCAGCAGTTAAATATACACCACGTTTAGGAACAGGGCTATAAGAAGAACCTGACCCATTAAAGTTTATTGGACTCCCAGCAGAATAATCAGCAACACGTGGTCTAAAGTCAATAGAATCTCTTAAATTAGATTGAATACTTGCATAAGGAATACTGCTATATGAATTTACAGTAAAGAAATCACCTTGACCATGAGTAAAATATTGATATGTTACTTGAATTGGTGCTGTAGGAACATTAAATGATGGGTTTAAAATTAGTGAGGCTAATCCATAATATTCATTAGTCTGGCCATTATTTACACTATAATTAGGCAGTAAACTTGTCACATACTGAGAAGATGTTGGAGTCGAACCCCAAGCCTGTCCGTCAGCTTGCATAATACTTACAATTTTATATAAGTCAGCATTTGGTAAAGTTATAATTGATGCTTGTGCTGCCGATTGAGTATTAAATGTAACAGTTGTTGTTACAAGTGTTTTACTTTTTTCATTACCAGTTCCAGTACGTGTTACGCCAGCAACAACGCTTACAGATTGTCCTGATGTTGCTTGACCAGAAGTTAAACCAGAAACAGTTAAGTTTGTTCCAGAAATATTAACTTGGCTAGCGGATGGTTCAAAAATAGCACCAGTAGTAGCATTAGTGAAAACATAATTAGAAACACCAGCGTATGATTCAAATGTACCATTTGATGTTGTAAATGTTACTGAAGTTCCAGAAACTGTTGCTGTGTATTGTTCATAAACAGTATAATTGATATTAATACTTCCAGAAGCATTACGCATTGAATTGACAGCATAATATGGAGTATGGAATACTAATGTATTTGTATCTGGCTCTTGTATAGAAGTTGTACAACGACCAATTGAGACACCAGAAACTGTTGTTCCTGCTGCTGCAAGAGTAATAGAAGTTTGACTTGTTATAGAAGAAACTTTTAATAATTGTTGTAAAGAACCAATATTAACTGCAATTAAATCCCCAACAGTTAATTGAGTTTGGAATGATGTTCCAACACCAGTCAATGTAGTACCAGAAACAGAAACTGATCCAGTAACTGGAGTAATAGTTGGAGCAATATCAGCAGTAAATCCATTACTATAAACAAAAGATTTTACGTTCTGATTAAATGTATATGTTCCGATCATTTGAACATTAAACAATCCCAATTTCCAAACAGTAGATGAGTCGAATGGGTTGTCACCACTATGATATTCAATAAAACGAACTCGCGCAGTACCAACTAATGTGCCACCAGTTGGAGAAGAACCAGGACTAGCTCCAGTTATTGTATCATAAAGTTGAATAGTTTGATAAGGTGCATTTGAGCCATTATTAATTGGAGGTAAATAATTTAAATTATTTACATAAACATAGTTACCAACATCGTCTGGTCCAGGAATAACAGCATTTGTTAATTGAACAGTTGATCTTGTTTTTGGAACTGTTAGGTAAGTAGTTCCAAGTTTTGTAAACTCAGTTCCATTAACGAAACAAGAACCAGCTTCTACACCAATAGCTAGATTAGATGTGCTACCATCTAAATTAATACCTCCATTGTAAAATGGAGTAGTTGTGTAAAGCCAATTAATACCAGTGTTTGCTGGACCATCATAAGCAGTACCATTTAACTGAGTTGGAGGAGTTGTTACAGAAGTTCCATTATTTTGAGCAACATAAGTGTTTCCATTATTAGAAACAACATCTCCAATTAAATATGCTGTGCTAGGAGTCCATTGACCTCTATTATTATTTCTATCTTCATTAATAGAAAGTAAAAATGGGTTTACAACGAAATTGCCATTTGTGTCATAATTAGATTTCGCGATAGCAGCAGCAGGATCATTATATGCTGTTGTATTTGTAAGAGTAAAAATGGAACCAGAAGTTACTCTAATTAACTCTACAAAAGAAGGGTCTGTTGTGTCAGATAGATTGTAAGAAGTTAATATTAATTCAATGTAATAACGATCAGCTCCAGGTGCCGCATAGTTATATGAATTTTGCGCATTATCTAAAATTGTAGAATCTGTGTTTGATGTTACAATAGATTCGTTTAAAATTAAACCAATCTTTTTAGTTGGAGTATTATCATATTTGTCAAGGATAATTGTTTGTGGCTCAACAAGACAGAAATATCCATTAAAATAATATACACCTTGTTGGATACTTGCAGAAGAACCAAGACCAGTTCCAGTATGTAGATTAGAACCAAGTGTTCCAATTACATTAAATGAATAAATGCTATCTGAGGTTGTTAATGTTTCACCATCAGAAAATACTGATGTGGTGTTATTAGTTCCAGAATTTGTGTAATTAACATAAAGAGTAGATGGATCTGAACCAGAAGCGTCTACAATCTGAATAATAGTGGCAGTAACTCCAGTAGATTGACCAACAATATTCTTACCAACCAATGATGCTAAGAAAGTTTCTACTGCAATACCATTAGAATTTAATGATTGTAATTTAACGTATTGGATTCCACCTCCAGGCTGTGTTGAAGTCTGAACAGAAACCTGCCCAGGGATAACCATGGCACCCTGTTTGAATACGTTATTACCAAATCTCTTAATTTGATTTTGCAGAATAGTCTGCATTTGAGTAAGTTCACGAGCCTGAACCGCATACGATGGCTTATAAAGAATACGATAGAATCTTTTATTCTCATCATAGTCGTCATTATATGGCTGGGTATTAAAATCTATTGTCATTGATTACTCTTTTATTGTTATCTTTGTTATTTATTAGAACTGTAGAATAGTTCTTAATGTTACTGTTTGGTTAGCAGTAGGAGTAAATCCCTCTCTATTGTCAATAAAAAACATATTACCAGAATATTTATCTACTGTTGGAGGAGTTACGCCTGCAGCAGAAAATACATTTCCTGCAGGATTTAAAAATGTGTCACCAATTTTAGGATAATAATTATCAACTGATTGTAAAAGCATACCAGTCGTTGTTATTGAAACAATAATAAATCTTGGTCCAGTTGAAGTACCAACAGTAATAACCATATCCTGTAAAAACTGAGATGTATTGAATAGTCCAGTTACAACATAACAGGCAGAAGCCAACTGTGAATTCAACAAAGTAGTATTACCAAATACACGTGGATTAGCAATAATACCTAATTGACGATAATCGTTATTTACAGTAAATCCTTGGTTTTGATCTTGTGAAATATCAGTAAAGAACATTAATGTATTAGTAAACATATTAGTTACTGGATCTTTACCATGGCCACCATATGGTGCCATAACAGCACGAGCAGTTGCTCCGAAACCAGTTCCACCAATACTTACATTTGCCCAGCGATATCCAAGCCCATAACCATCAACTACAATTTTAGTAACAGCACCACTAACAACAATAGCATGAGCAGAAGCACCAGTACCGTCTCCAGTAATGGTTACTGGTGGATTTGAACCATATCCGAAACCACCAGAGATAACTGGATAAGCCATGATACGACCATCTGGTGTCAATAATTCAGTATTTGCTTGAAGTGTTGATAAATCTCCAGGACTTAAATTTGCCTGAAGTAATGCGCCAGTGCCATCTCCAGTAACAGTAAGGTTAGCGTATGTATAACCAATACCGCTATCAAGAATATTAACACCAGTAATTTGACCATTTTGGATAACAGGAACAAGTTTTGCTTCAGA